ACATTAGCATATGTCGTATCACCACTACAAAGACCTTGAGCACCATTGTCCAATTCAGTCTTAAACTGTATAAGAATGCATTTAGCTGTAAATCGGTGTATCTTCAATTTCTTCAACAGGTTGATAACATACAGCTCAACGATATCTTTCTTAGCATGACGACCTTCAATGAAATACATATTATGCTCCGTAAACTGTTTGTTCTTTAATTGCCCACTTCTCTACAACTGGCTCGCCATACTCATCTTCGTCAACCAGAATATACGCCACGGTCTTCTTGACAGTAGCATAGCGATAAGGAGAGCCAAACACGTCGCCGACCCAAACCTTATGAGGATAGTGAACACCATCAAGCAAATGATCAGGGTCATTTTTGCTGAACTCAAAGAAATGGTAGTAATCTTTCTCACGAAAGCCACCGATGATAGAACCGTCACCAACATCATTATAAGTCGAACTACAAGCAAAAGACATAACGCACCTCAATCAATTCAATACAAGTATTATACCTTATCTGGCGGGATAAGGCTAATTTATTTAACTTATAGTCGGTATTCGTCAGAGTTATACAGGCTCTACTGAAGAATTCCAAGGAGCCTCAAACCAACTCTTCAGAGCCGAATAACCATTTACGATGTGCCCATCATTCATGGTAAACAGGACTTTATAGTCATGGCGTATCTGGAATTGTCGAAGCAACCAGCTCTCGCGCTTCTCAACGATTTCATCCTTCATATAGGTATCTTGGCCAGCTAACCAAGTTCTGGTCGCCCTCCACTCTTTGATCTCAGAATCATACTCAAGCATCAGCGGAGTTTCCCACTCCTCGCCCACAGTCACATCGTCATCACATACAAACCAATCAAGGATAAATTCCTCCGTGGCGCAATCAGAATGCACAATAAGCTTCTCGAGATTCGGAATACCATTCTTTGTAATCTTTATGGCTTGATCAACCGTGAGATTTGGGACGATATAAGTTGAACCACCCTTATTCTTCCAATAGTCTTCACTCACGCCAGCAACGAAATCATCGTTATGAGCGGCATAATTCTCTCTATATTGGGTTTCGATAACTAATTTCATACTCAACTCTCTCTTTTCGCTAATCAATACATGTATTATACGCCATTTTTGGGGTAATGTAAAGGGTTAATTCACTTATTTTTATACCGATTCGCTATATAGACCTTCTTTTTTATAAATATAGCGTATAACCAATTACCATGAAAACAGGCGATTACCTTATGATTGACCCTATATCTGCCGTAGCAATGGCCACCACAGCATTCAACACAATACAAAAAATGGTATCTGCCGGAAGGGAGATTGAAGACACACTTGGCCAAGTCGGAAAATGGTATGGCGCAGTGTCTGACTTCAACGAAGCGAAACGGCAAGCTGAAAATCCTCCATTATTCAAAAAGCTGTTCACAGGAGCATCTGTTGAAGAAGAGGCAATGCAGATCTATATCCAAGACAAGAAAATCAAGCACCAAGAAGCAGAATTGAGAACACTTCTCCAATGGACATATGGACCAACCGGATACCAAGAACTCATTGATTTGCGAAGAAAGATCCGAGATCAAAGAGAAAAGACTATCTATCTTAGGGAAAGGAAAAGAAAGGCACTCTTTTGGAATACTCTCAGCTGCATTGGGTTGGGTGGCATGGGCTATACCTTATGGTTGATATTCACAGTGATCTATGAAGCATGGCCAAAATGATACACATCTTCGTTTTGACAGTAATGCTCAATGGGAATATAGTAAGCTCGGATATGTTCTTCAGAAGTATACACGTTTGTCAAAAGTATGCTTATGCTGTAAGATATAACAAGAACCGACCCAGACACTTATATGGTGGTGGGTCGAATGTCACGGCTTACTGTATGCCGAAATTAGTAAATCCCGAGAAAATCAACCAGCCTATCTACGACCGATAAACACCAAGGCTTTAAGGTTGAAAGTATCCTTTCACTTTGCCATAAGCTAGAGTGTCTTTATTAAACACAAATCCCCAGAGAGTTGGTGGACGTGTATCTAGATCAAAGTCAGCAGGGTATGGAAAAGTCAAGCCATGCGTTTCGCAGAAAGCCCTCACACCATCAACAGTAGCATATACATACGCATCTATCCATGGGGAAGTTGTCCCATCAAGATTGTGTGTGATTGCATAAAAATCTATCGAAGGTAGATCTGGCTTTGGAAAATCAATGCTTTCTAATACAACTTTTAGCATTGCAGTATTTGTTGACATGTCAAACTTTTGGCCATACCAAGGTCTAATATTACCATTATCATAATTAGCAGCATAGCTAGAAAGTAATTCAGAACTCGGCTTCCCGTCCATGCTGTACCAGCTAATGCTGGGGTTTTGGTATGGCTCTCTATATGCGCCATATTCTGCAACAACATTATAAGAAAAGCGAGACCAATCTGAGTGGTCCGGAAATGCAGCCTGTAATCGCGCAACCAGTGAAACGCCAGCTGAGGATGATACCAAAACATCATCGCGAACTACCTCACCTTCAACATACAAATAATAGTCTGCATTGTGAGGCTCACTAGTCAGCCCTAAATTAAAAACGCCATCTGAAACAGCAGTCTGGATTTCGGTATTGGACATTGCACCATCAATAGGAAATTCCATGTAGTCTGCACCTATGGTCAGGGTAGCGTACATCTCTGTGCCATTTGGTGTTATGGTTGTTCTGATTTCGTAAGAATGCGGCATTTAATTTTCTCTTTATGACCAAGTTATTTTCTTAGTGGCTCCGGAAGTAGTGCCGAATGGATTGGACGTTACTCCGCCCCATGACCAAGTCGTGGCATTTTTGGACGCATTGTAACTATAACTCGCCGATGATCTGGCTAAAGTGGTGCTAGGATATGGAGCACCTGTAAAGCTATAAATGTACATAGAAGTCCAACCTGAATTTGACTTATTCCCAGCGACAGAAAAAATAGTGGGTTTATATGATCCATTTAAATCATGCCAATACATACCTCCAACAGTAGCACCCGAATATATGTTACTGGTTCCATCAGAAATACTACCAATAGAGGAGTAAATATTTTGGCTGACCAACCCATATCCCCATCTCACCCCATAATAGGGGTTTGCGACTCCCTGTCCGACTGTCATAATTTGGGTATCTTTGAGATTCGATGCGCCATACCACTCGCTAAATGACATTTGCACGCCTGATCCTTTACCAATCAAAGCTCGGATATCAGTATCATTCAGTGAAGCTTGTGTGCCTGGGTAGCCACCAGCCTCCGTGTGCATCTGATTGAGGCTAATCGCCCCAGATAGTGGGATATCAGACATTTAAAAGTTTCCTTGAATCGGTTTATCTATTTAGGCGAACAAAATTCACCATTAACTAGATTTCTTCCAAACGAACCATTAATCTTTCGGCTCGATTAGTAACTTGCTTATGCCATCTAGAATCTCTGCCTTCCAATGCAGCTCTCTTCCAAGCGTGACCCCTTAATGCAGAGTTATGATTCTTAAATTGGCTTAATCGCGTTCTGCCCATATTGAACATCATATTAGCAATTACTTGCTTTGCTTCTTCAGGATAGTCATCCCATCCTTCGTGTAGAATTTTACAATCGGCAATGACACCTTTGACATCATGATCGAACAACTCGATACATCGCTCTTCTGAAACGGCTGTACCAACATCTGCCCCATATTCACCATCAGTCTTTAGAATCAAATGGCCAATGCCTACAGTGGCATATCCGAGGTGGTCAAGGTAAATCGCATTTACTTTGCCTTCGTCAATTGTTAGTTGTTCTCTTAATAGTTCTATGTTCATCATACTTCTCCGATAAATTGTTTCATATTTGGTGCCCAGTAATTCTCACCCTTTAAGATTTTTCCGTCTTCTCTGTAGATTGGCTTTCCTTCCGCGCTCAACTTACTCATATTAGAAGCGTGTACATGCGAGAAACAAGCATCAAGGTCAATTCCATAAGCATGACCTGCGCCATACACAACGTACAGCAGATCAGTCAAGGCATCGGCAATCTCTACCATATCCACCTCACCTGTAGCTTCATACAACTCTTGTAGTTCTTCGCGAATCAACTCATACCTGAGTGCCGCAATATCAAGTCCAGGATACTCCGGCTTTTCTTTTACTTCTTGATGGAACGTAGACATAAAATCTTTCACTTTCATAAAATTGGTCATTCTCAAATCCTTACTGTAGTTTCTTTCCGATGTTATATTTAGTTTCCAATATCCAGTCATTCTTCTCTTTGTATGGAAGAACCTTTATCTGGTTTAGGGGAGCCACATTTTCAGTCGTCTTACTTTTGTCAACCAAAGTTACCAAGCCCCATTCAGCGAGAAGATTAGCAATCGTATTTCTCCTAGAGATATCGTCATCGCCAAAGTTACTTGGCTTGCCGTCTAGGGAGAACAACTCCTTAAAGTGCACGATGTAATACTTACCCTGTTTATGCAGAATATGACAAGATTGATAAATTGTTTTATTTTTGTGTGAAGCCACACCTATACGAGTGAGCGTTTCTCTAATCTTCAAGAAATCGTCATCGTCTTTCAAATACACTTCGACCATGCTATCCAGCATTTCGTCCACCCTTATCTATTCTTCTTTTTATTTCATTGATCTGTCGATCTGAAAGAATAGTGAGGGTTTGTCGAGCCTTGATATCATTATATCCATAATACTCTTTAATTACCGCCAAGTCACTATCTTTCTCTTTTTTGACCCACTTAGCATAACGCTTCTTGGGTCTAACAGTATTTAGTAAAAAAGAAAATTGCGGCTTCTTATCTAGATAGTGGCGTATGTTCATCTCATTGGCAAAGGCAATTGTATCATTATGGTATGATAATGCGCGATTAGTTAGAAAGGGATCATATCCCTTCTCGGAAAGTTGGTCATTATCTGTTCCGGTCATCAGATCTACTTTGGAAGAGTTTATAGCATTAATATAGTCA